GTTCAGAAGGTATGGATTTTGATGCTATGACTAAAGACCATGCAATTAGTTGTGTAACAGCGAATGACCAATCAGAAGCTGATATGCAATCTAATCTTGCTAGTCAAATAGAAACACAAAAAAATCCTGCTACTGTGTCAAAAACTAAGGAGTTTTAAATGAACTTTAAATTTGATGATAAAGACTACGATAGCGATAAGCTGTCGGAGCAAGGTAAAATTTATCTTGGTAAATTACAAAATATTTCTTTAAGAAAAAATCAGTTGTCTTTGGATTATGCTGATTGTGAAGTATTGCAGAAGCATTATACAGATTTATTAAAAGCTGAATTACCTAAAGAAGAAAAAGTTAAAGAAGACAAAGCAGAAGGTAAGAAAAAATAATGCCTAAGATTACCAAGAAAAAAAGAACAGCAAATCAAACAGTAACCTTGGTATTAATCCATACTAAAATAAATAATATTCAAAAAACATTAGAGCAAAATACAAAAGACATAGCAGCTCTTAAAGAACAGATGGCTATGGGAAAAGGTGGATTAAAAGTTGTTGCATATCTTGGTGGTATCTTGGCAGGAATTATAGCTCTCTTAAAATTTGTAAAATAATATACCTTGACTTATGTTGCAACGCACTATATCTGCAGCATAACTTTAACAGAGGAGATTATCATGTGGAATAATTGGTTAAATAACTTTGATCCATTTGATTATGAACAAGTAAAAAAATCTGCCAATGATTACAATAAAAAAATTGTAAAATTTTGGAAAGATGCTTTTGCTGATGTTTCTAATTTTTGGAAATCTTTATAAAAATAAGATATAAACCATCTTTATGAAAAGATGGATTTTAAAAAAATTACTTACCATAGTTTCTAGGCTTGAGAATAAACTATGGAAAACATTATACGTTTCAAGAAGTAAGAATTGTAGGTGTAAGGATAAGTAATGGAATTAATTAACGAAGGTTCTTTCCAGGAATACGATTACAATCAAGAGTATGAGGAGTGTGAATGGCGAAGAAAAACGCACTAGGAATACACAAGCTAGAGAAGAAAAGGATCAGAAGAAAAGGAAGGCATAGCAAAAGTCCAAATAAAAGCTACAATAAAAAACCAAGCAGGGGCCAGGGCAAGCCTTAATTCAACTGTTGCTTTGTATTCAATAATTTAATAAAGGTTAATGATGTTACCTGCTTTAAAAGTTATAGCTCCTCTTGCGAAGATGCTATTTAATACTGTTGATAAAGCGATCCCTGATAAAGATCTTGCAGAAAAATTAAAAGCTCAACTCAATACTCAACTCATTCAATCCAGTACAGAAGAATTAAAAGCTGCTGCATCTATTGTAGAAGCTGAAGCTAAAGCTAACTGGTTTGTTGCAGGATGGAGGCCCACACTAATGTATGTTTTAATATTTATCCTGGTATGGAATTATATCCTGGGGCCAGTAATAAAACTTTTTACTGGAACTATCATAACCTTTGAGCTGCCAGGAGATGTTTGGACATTATTAAATATTGGCCTGGGTGGATATGTAGTAGGAAGATCTGGAGAAAGTATAGCAAGAACAATAGCCAATAAAAATAAATGAAAGAATTAAAAGAAAGAATTAAGCAGCATGAAGGCTTTAGATCTAAGGTGTACTTAGATAGCCTGGGAAAAAGAACTGTAGGATTTGGACATCTATGTGTAGAAGACTTTTGGGAAGACGATAAAGAATATGATAAAGAATTTTTGGAAAAATTTTTTGAAGAAGATTTCCAAAACGCAGTAGATCAAGTAGAAAATATTTGTCATGATTATGATTTAGATATTACTGCAACTGCAACTGAAGTACTAATTGAGATGGTCTATCAACTAGGTGCAACAGGAGTAAGAAAATTTAAAAGGATGTTGGAAGCTCTCCAGGAGCAGGATTATGAAGGTGCATCTATTGAAATGTTAGACAGTAGATGGGCAGATCAAACTCCCTCCAGGGCAGAGGAGCTTTCACTTATTATGAAAGATGCCGAAGATAATTAGTATTACAGAAATTAGAAAAGTTATAGATGCTGTTGATAAGCTTGGCTATAACGAAGCTGCGAAGAAGCTTGGTAAAAATTATCAAACAATTTATGGGATGTATAAAAAATATAAATCAAATAATAAAATAGATAATGTAGAAAAAGCTCCCTTCATTGTCCAGGATATGCCAGAGGAAGAATTATCTGCAGAAGAATTAGTAGAGAGAGCTATCAAAAGATATAAAAGAAAATCAGAAATTCATGATGCAACAAAGGTAATTGATATAGAGCTTAAAGAAAAGAAACCTTTTGCTTTATGTTTTGTAGGAGATCCGCATATAGATGATGATGGCTGCAACTGGGTAAGATTAAAAAAAGATATGGATATTATGGCTAATACTCCAGGCATGATTGGTATTTGTGTTGGAGATATTACTAATAACTGGGTGGGTAGATTAATGAAGAAGTATGCTGACCAGGAAACTACCAGGAAGCAAGCAGAGAAATTAATTGAATGGTTCCTAAATGAAGCAGGAGTTTATTGGGCTGCTGTGATTGGTGGTAATCATGATGTTTGGAATACTGAAGGTGGAGATATTAATAAATTTATTTTTAGATCCCAGGCAGGAGTGTATAGAAATCATGGTGTTAGATTGCAGCTCCATATACCAGGAGGAAAAACAATTAAAATAAATTGTAGGCATGATTATGCAGGTCATTCACAATGGAATGAAAGTCATGCTATGAGTAAAGCAGCTAGGTTTGGTGTGGATGATATTTATGTTGCAGGACATAGGCACGTATCTGGTTATCAGATAGTTAAAAATCATGAGAGCCAAAGAATATCTCATGCAGTTAGAGTGGCAGGTTATAAAGAGATGGATGATTATGCTGAAGCTAAATCATTAAGAGAGCATAACATTTTTGAAAGCATGGCCTTTGTGGTAGATCCAAAGCAAGAGGATCCCATTAGGTTTATTAAGCCTGTGTTCAGCATGGATGAAGCTGCTGAAGAATTAACCTACAAAAGAAAAGTTACTTCCAATTCATAAGTAAATTTTCATAAATAAAATCGTTAAAAGAAAGATCTCTTTTTTTATTTTCTAGTTTCTTTTTTTGCTCCTCAAGAAATCCAATTCTTTTCTCGGTAGATTTCAAATCATCTTTAATTTTTAATCTAGTATTTGAAATCTGTTCCTTTGATTGTATGCTCAAAATTTTTTTACCTCCTTTCTATATCTTTTTTAATGTACCAATTATTCCAAGCTTTGAGTTTGCCATTACTTTCTCTGCCAAGAATTCCTTTTTCAACTAGAGCTATCATCTTATTGTAGATAGATGTTGGAGCTTCCATCTCAATAGCAGCTAGGGTTCTCACTGAAGGAGCATACCCATTATCGTTGTAAAATTTTTTGAAACTTTTAAAGAGCTTCATTTGTTTCTGGGTTACATTGGAGATGGATTTATGTATGTATCCAGATCCATCACAACTTAAGCACATAGTTTTTTTATCCATTAAGATCTCCTGCAATAGTTAGATACTCATTGTAAATGGAAGTATGTAATCCACTATCTGCTTCTTCTAAATTTCTAATAACATCCTCATTGATTTGGAAAAGACTTCTTAAAAATTTAAGCTTCTCCTTGTTATCAGATTTTTTATGAGTTCTAATATTGTTCATAGCCTTACTGAATTCTTCAGCAAAAGATTTATGATCCTCACAATATATGCCAGGCCCCTTAAGTTTCCTCATCTCCCATGGAGATTTATCTACTGTTGGTTGAATATCTATTTCCTCTGCAATAGAGCTATCAGTTTTAACTTCTGTATCCTGGCTAGGGTTAGTACTATCCACCTCCTGTTTCGTTAATCCTGGGCCTTCTATGGCGGTTTTTGACATGGTATCTAGCCTATCTAATACTGTTTCTACAGCTTTAGGCTCCTTTGGATAATCATTAGCTTCTTCTACAGTAATCACACCACCAAGGGCATCTGCAAATACATCTCGTAAAGCAAATCCTCTGGCTCTCATCTTAAGCATACGATCTGGATAAGATTGCCATGGCCCTTGCCTATTTAATAGGCCTGCTCTAGCTGCATCTGCCATAGTGAATTGAGTTTTGTACCAGGATTGACCTTTTCTTTTAATCTCACACACCGCAGTTCTTGCAGATCCTTCTCCAGATATACTTTCTTTTATGTCCTCAAACTCTGGATGCTTTCTACAAAGAGCCATCATGGTATCTCCATAGATACTAGGCTTGCCATTTATCACTGCAATATTTTGAAGGGATTGAATAGGTGTTAAACCAAGCTCATCTCCCCAACTCATAGCCAGGTAAATATCTGCAGGCTTACCCTGGAATTGTTTGGGTACCAAATTGGATCTTGATATTTGCTCTGCAAATTTCATTGGATCTTTTTTTACTAAATCATTCATACTAATTTTCCTTGTCTTGGATCCTCGGTTAATGGTTTAAATAAAATATCAATCAATCTGTAGGATCCTTTAAATTTAGATTGAAATACTTTAGAGCTTGGCTGCAGGTGCAGCAGCTCATCTTTGTTTAGCTGCATAATCTTTCCATTATGAGCTATTTCTAATCCACCTTTTTTAATGGCAGCTTGAACTTCATAATCTCTGACAGAAACAAACTTGCCTTGCCAAAGTTTAGTTACTTTTTTCTTTTTCATTACTCCTCCTTAATAGAAATGGTTGATTGTCTTTTTGAATATGCAGCCTGTGCAGGTACAATTTTTTCTGGCTTAGCTTTATAGTTTCTTACAGGCCAGGATATTTTAAAATTATTGTACTGCCCAAAAGCATAATCTCCCAAAGCTTGTTTGATTGTATCCTGGGATTGTTCTATCTTTTCTTTACCAGATTTAATTAACTGATTACCCTCATGCCAGGCATTGATTGCATCTCCAATAAAGTTATTACCAGAAAGATCTTTAATTTTTTCTATGGGATTTGGGTAAATCAGATTATAATCATTCGGTTTTTCTGGATCATAATATTCTTCCTTCTCCCTTTTATTCCAAAATTTTCTAACAGCTTCCTGGATAGCTGATTGTAGTTCTTTATGTTCAAAGATGGGCCAGTACTGTACTTCCCAAGTTCTAATATTAAACACAACTACAATAGCTTTACTTGTTAAAGAACAAATCATCTGGCCCTGTACTTGAATAGGCCCTTTGTATAATGGAAGGTTCTCCTCAACAACTGAAGTAGTTTTATATTCAATTAGAATATCTCCTTGCATTGTAAATGTTTGGCCCAATGGATCTGTTACATGAATAGGATCTTTAGCTATGGCCCAATCATCTATGCTTGCTCCAAGCGGAGAGTTAACTGCAAGGTATGGTTTCTCGTTGGCTCCCTTCTTAAATTTTAAAGTTGGGAAATCATCTTTGACAATCTTTTGAATAGTTTGTTCAAAGTAATCTGTATATTTTGAATAATTATTTTGCTCTGGTTCTACCCAGGTTCCATTTTTTTTATCAATAAATTCCTGGAGCAATTCATTTTTAGACAAAGCTTTAGGATGTGCAGCTCCCATTAAAATCGGTAATCTGCTACAAGTGAAATATTTTAAATCATCAGTAACTTTCATTACAATTCTCCTTATAAGTTATTTTATAGTACAAAACAAGATTATTACTGGTACAGTTCTAAGTTTCTTACAGAGCTTGGATACCATTTACCATTGGATCTGGTTACAATTCCTCTGGCATTTAGTGCAGCAGCTATACCTCTGTAGGTATAAACTCTGCCCTTGTCCTTGATCTCCTGGACAACAGGCAAAATATTTTTTGCAAATTCTGCAGCAGCTTTCTTCTTAGCCTGGACAGCTAGAGCTGCAGCCTGGGCCAAGTTAGTAGTATTACCAAGCTTAGTAATTACTCTGTTGGATACCTTGGTTTTGTATTGACCATCTTGTAATAATTTTTTTTTGATTTGGCCCAAACCATTCTTAGTTCTTTGCTTAATTAACTTAACTTCTCTTTGAGCAATCACAGCCAGGATAGAAATAGTAGTTTCATCTGCCTCTGGCATATCACAAATAGTAAATTTAACTCCTTCCTCCTGGAGCTGTAGGAAGAAGCTTGCCTTCCTTGTTAACCTATCCATGGTAGCAATTAATAATCTAGCATCATTATCTTTTGCAAATTGGATAGCAGCCTGGAGCTGTTTCCTATTATTATTCAATCCACTTTCCTGTTCAGTAAAAGTATTAAGCAAGACAGCTCCATCTCTTTTAGAAATAAAATCCTGGATCTTATCTTGTTGAGCAGCAATACCTAGGAGCTGCTTCTTCGTACTCGTTCTTAAATAAGCAACAAACTTATTAAACATTATAGCCTCCCTTTATTTTTTTTATTGTACTTCCAAATTAAAAAGCCAACATTTTTTTTTGGAATTCTTAAAGCAGTAGATAAAGATCTAATCCTTGGTGCTGAAAAAATATTAGTTCCTTTTTCATACTTCTGTACTTGTTGAAAAGTTAA